GTGGGATTTTGGTGGGCGGTTTGGCTGGGGGAGAGTGGAAGGATATTTGTTCTGAGGATCTTCCTTGGAACCCGTCAAAAGAGTTCAGACAATGGTTTGTTAAAGGAAATTTGGATTTTGTCGCCCGTTGTAATCGTTTTGTGCAGCAGGAGAAAGATGAGTCTAAACCTAATACTTCCTTGGATGAGTTCTGCATTGAGAAAAATCTTAGTGTAGGATCAGCTTATCGCATGGTCATCCCCAACTTGCAAGCGTCTTTTAGGAGCGTAAGTAAGTATGACAAAGCTCAGCCTCAATTGAATGAGGAATCATGGGCTATCAGTGGGGAGTGGGTTTTGCGGCATTTCATTCGACACATGGGCGGGTCTCGAGTCCTAACGCAACAAGATTGTGTGAAGGAGCTTGATAGAACCACGTCAACCGGCTATCCCACAAGTCTAGATTATCACGGAAAAGGTGATTTTTTGGATCGTGGACCGGTAAACATGCTTGAGGATTTTTGGAATATGATGGGGAATGAAGAGGAGCGTGTGATGCGTCCTATTTGGACGTGTAGTCAGAAATATGAACTTCGAGCAGCTGAAAAATTGCTCAAGAATTCTGTTCGGACTTTTACTGCCTCTCCGGTGGAGCATTCAGTTGCTCTTAACCGTTTCTGTCTAGATATGAACACAAAGTTCTATCTATCCAATGGAAAGACTTGGTCTTTCGTTGGAGCTTCCAAATTTCTGCAAGGTTGGAATGCACTTTTTGCCAGATTGTCAAAACACCCGAATGCATTTGAGCTAGATGAATCAGAGTATGATTCTAGTTTATTTGCTAAGGCCATGTATGGCCAAATGGAAATTCGATGGTGTATGCTTTCTGAGGAGTACAAAACTCCGGAAAATCTCCTAAGGTTTCAGCGCCTTTATGACGACATAGTTCATTCTGTGATCGTTTTGGAGAATGGTGAACTAATTCAAAAACACACCGGAAATCCGTCAGGCTCAGCCAATACGATTGTGGATAATACCATGATTTTGTTTCGGCTATTTGCCTATGCATGGATTGAACTTGCTAAGGAAAAATTTGGAAAGTCTAATGCTGCTGCTATTGCGGCGGCTATGACACCAGATATTTCTCAGCGGCTCTATGATGGTGATCTTTTTGGTAGTTACAATGACTTTATGAGTAATGTTGAAGCTGCTTTAAATGGCGACGACAACACGTTTACGGTTTCACCGGAATGTGTTAGTTGGTTCAACCCGAAG